GTTGACTTCCCGAAAGTCGCTGAAGTTTCAAAACACATGCTTGTTAAGCATATTCGTGAGTTTTTTGAAGCGAAGGGTTCTCGTAAAGGCGTCGAAGCATTTTTCCTATTGATGTATAATGAAGGTGTTGAGGTTGTCCTTCCGTCAGAATTTATTCTAAAACCATCAGATGGTATTTGGCAAACAGAACTTACTGTAAAAGTTTATGAAAACACAGAAATTTCCCCGAATCCTAATCCATTAAGTCTCCGTGGTAAACGTGTTGATGTTGTTTATTACGAATCAATAGCATCAGTTACCAACAGAAAAAGAATTAATACAGCTGTTACAAGAGCTAAAAAAATTGCCTACACTAATCCTTCTGCATTTGAGCTTACATTAGATCTTCCTGCTGGGACGGTAATACCAGGACAAGGTGTTGAAGCTGCACTTACAGCTGTTATCGGCGGTAAAATTGCAACAGTTGATACTATTGGAGCTGCTGATGTTTTACGTTCAAGCGCAGGAAGCCCCTATACAATTACAACTGGATTTACATCTGATGGGAATGGTTCAGGTGCCGAATTTACGATAACTGTGGATGGCTCAGGAGCCGCTGGAGTAACAGTTGATACAGTGGGCGACGATTACGCCCCCGATGAAACTATAACTATCCCCGATTCACTTCTTGGCGGCGGTGGAGCAGCTGATTTGACATTTGATGTTGCCACAATTACTGATGGTAAAATCTTTTCTGTCACAATTGATGACGGTGGCGCAGGTTATTCTGCCAACCCTTCTGTTATTATTCAACCTGATCCTGCTGATACAATTACAACTGCAGCTGTTATTGATACAAGAATAACTGATGGTTCTGTTTCAAGCACAGTTTTTGTTAATAATGTTAAAGGCTCTGGATACAATAATGTTCCTAATCTTATTTTGAATACAGATGCCGTTAGAACATGGATTGGTTTAGAAGGTGTTCAAGATAATATATTAAACAAAACTGCATTTTTGACAAGAGTTTTAAATTCTGTCACGATTAAAACAGATAGCGCAACTTCAGACGGCGGTTTTGCTATAGGAAATACATTTGTTGTATCAGAAACTGGTGACATTCTTGGTGTTTATGCTATTGATTATTTTTCTGAAGATTATACTATCACAGGTATCACTAATAACGCACTTGTTCGTGTTAAAACAATCGACGAAGATAATTATCCAACTGCTGTAGAAATTATTGCGACTGGCACAGGTTTCCAGCGTTCAAGTTTTGATTTTATCCTCAGGTCAGGAAACAGCGAAACTTGTACAATCACTTGCCAAACTGGGTTTTCTCACACATATCCAGGATCATTTAAAAACAGCCGTGGTTTTGTTTCTGATGCAAATAAGCTACAAGATAATGCCGTTTATCAAAATTTTGCTTATCAAATTAGAACTTCTCGTCCCAAAACTGAGTGGGGAGAGTTGATGGATCGTATCGCTCACCCAGCAGGTATGATTGCATGGACAGACCTTCAAATTCAAGAAACTGTTGATTTTAGTAGTTTCTTCGATGCTACACCAGATGTTATTGTGTTCCGTTTGTTTGCTGAAGTAGAAACGCCATTAGTTAATGACGCCCCAGCCCTATTCTTCCACAAACCAGCTATTACTGATAGCGTAAATTGGTCTGATCAGAGAACAGGCGCATCAGACGATACGATATTGTTATTCCCTAATCTTGGTAAATTTGAAACTCCATCTGCTACAGAAGCTGTCGATAAGTTTGACGTCACATTAGGTAAAGAAGATTCAGTAGATTGGTCAGAAGCCGTCGGCAAAGATTTCAATAAGAATAATGTTACTGATAGTATAGATTTTTCCGAAGTTGTTGTTACTCTCAAGTTTATCTTCCGTGAACCGATTGATACTGTAGATATGTCAGAAGTTGTTGCAAAACTTTTTGAGAAAAACAATATTACAGACAGTATAGATATGGCTGATGCTGTCGATAAGTTTGATGTTACAAAATTAGCTGATGCCGAAAGCGTTGATTGGCAAGATGCTATTACAAACAAAGAGTCAGGATTAGAAAAAACTGACTCATCAGTTTTCGATGAATCGGAAGTGTTGTTATTTGGTAAAATTCCATCAGAATCAACCTCTTTCGGGGAATCTGGGCAAATTATTGCTCAAAACTACGCTGGCGATTATTTCGCAGAAGATTATGTTGGCGAAGTAAGAAGTATTTCATAAGTATAAATATCGTTATAAATAGCTATAAGCATTTACTAAAAAACTAGGAGAATTTAAATGTTTTTTAATATTGAGAAAATGAGAGCCGCTGGTCAAGTGCACATTCAAGTGTTTGGTCCAAACGGTGAACTCAAAGAAGAAAGAAAAGTAAAGAACCTCGTTGTTGACGATGGTCTTGAGCATATCGCTAATCGTCTTGGTGCATCATCACCTGCTACTCGTATGTCACATATGGAAGTTGGCACAGGAACAACTGCTCCAGCTGCTGGAGATAGTGCTCTTGAATCAGCTATTGCTGCCTCGCGTGTTGCGCTGACATCACAAACTGTTTCAACTAATACTGTTGAATATGTTGGTGACTTCCCAGCTGGCACAGGCACAGGTGCTGTTACTGAAGCTGGCGTGTTTAACGCTTCTTCATCTGGCACACTACTTTGCCGCACAACTTTCTCAGTTGTGAACAAAGGTGCTGCTGACACATTAAAAATTACTTGGACTTTGACTGTTTCTGACTCCTAAGTCTTAGCTGGGAGTTAGAAAATGTCACTATTACTGAGACAATCCGCTAGAGTAGAAAACGCTCGTTCTTTCTATAGAGATATCTATAATGAGAATGATTTCTTCTACATGTTTGCATCAAGAGCAATCTCTTGGGATGATGATACATCGCCAGATATACCTAGAGATTCAGAGTTCTATCAATCACAGTATCGTCATGATATGCTTTTCGTGAAGCGTATTCAAGCGGCGGATGCTGTTCTTCTTGCCCCTCGATACGATTGGGTGACTGGAACTATCTATGATCAATATGACGATGAATATGCTACTGGTCATCCTGCATATAGCGGTGCTACAAATTTAGCAAACGCTAAATTTTATGTGGTAACAGACGACTTCAATGTATATAAATGTCTTGACAACAATAATAACTCCCCAAGTGTTAATAAACCAGCATCAACTTCTACAGATACATTTGAGCTTGATGATGGATACATTTGGAAATTTATGTTCCAAATTGGCGCAGCTGATAGAACTAAGTTTTTATCTGAAAACTATATTCCTGTAAGAAAAGTTGCTGGTGCTGGTAATCCTGCTTTTGATGTTAATGGTGAATTAGATAGCATCACAGTTACAGCAGGCGGTTCTGGATACACATCTGCTCCGACAGTAATTATCGAAGGTGATGGAACTGGTGCAGTTGCAACAGCGACTTTAACTGGCGATGCTGTGACATCTGTAACTATTTCCAGTGAGGGTCGTGGATACTCCTTTGCGTTTGTTAAATTTTCAGGAGGCGGTGGAACTGGTGCTACAGCAACTGCTACTCTTGGTTCAACGGAAACTCCTAGTTTACAATCTGCCGTTGAAGCTGCTGCTGTGAGCGGAACTCTTGATAGAATCGTTGTCACTAATGGTGGCGTTGATTATATTGAAGGTGATATCACGATCGTAATTAAAGGTGATGGAACTGGTGCAGCTGCATCAGCTACCGTTAACAATGCTGGGACAATTACAGGCGTTCAAGTTACAAATCCTGGACAAGATTACACGTTTGTAGTTCTTGAAATCACTCAAACAGTTGGAGCTGGAACAGGAGCTGTTTTACGACCAATCGTTTCTCCATATTCTGGTCATGGTGGCAACCCACCAAAAGAATTGTTTGCGAAAAATGTTGGTCTTACTGTTTCATTTACCAGCGATGATTTTGATATTATTACTGGAAATGAATTTCGTCAAGTTGGTATAATTAAAAATATGCATACATATGATGAAACAGCACCTT